CCAGCCTCGAACCAGGCCGAGCTGCCGGGCACGCGGGTGATGGCCTCGGCGATGCCGCCACCGGTGCAGGATTCGGCGGTGGTCACCTGCGCGTTGAAGCGGCGCAGGTGTTCACCCAGGCGGGTGGCAAGCGTAGTGATCGGGTCCATGTCGGGCTCCTTGGAGGCAGGCTTCTACCCTAGCATCTTGGTGAGGTGGGATGGGCGCCCGCTTCGGTCTCGCACATCACTTGTTCCAGGCCACTACCGGCCACGGCAGGGGCGCCGGGCGGAATATCGCAGGTACAGCCCGCCGGGTAGCCGTGTTAACCTATGCGGCTTGAAAATCCGGTGGGTCTCGGCGTCGCGCATGCAACACAGAACGCCCCAATTTGCCCCACAATATTGAGACCTACTTTCTAAGCCTTTGATGAATAAAGCAATTTCCGATTTTTCCGCACACACCCCAATGATGCAGCAGTAGCGTGAGATTCGAGCCTCAGGCCGCGTCACAAGCGGCCTGTGCACCTCTCCTGTCTAATACGGTTCGGCCTGTTTCAGCGACTTTCGCCCAGTAAAACCGAGATGCTTTTGAGCGGTATTAGACAGCCCAGACCACCCTCCTCCGGCGTTCTGTCGAACTACTCCAAATCCCTCTCAGACTCATCCAGCGCCCACAGCCTGGCTGCCTCGGCAAGCTCGAGCATGTCGACCAGATCACCGTCATCGACCTCCTTTCGGCGGTGCCCGGCATAGGCCATCTCGCTGAGTACTGCTGCGCGCCCATCAGGATCAGCCACCAGGGCAACCTGGTCGTTCAGCTCGTCCAGCCAGGCCTGCGGAAGCTCAGTCGCCATAACTGCCCACCGCCCGACACCACCACGACTGGGCATACAACACACCGTCGATTTCCTCGACACCGTTGATGTTGATCCCGAGCTGGGCCATGCCATTGAGCTTGGCGTCGTGCAGCCGGGGGATGATGTCGGGACCGGGGGACGGGTTGAACACCCACGCCTGGGTCGAAACCCGGCCCAGCGGCTCACTGTGGTGGTCACCGATGTGGATGTCGGCCCGTAGGGGTTGGACCGTCCTGAGTTGATCGGAAGGGATGGCCACGCCATTCACGCGGCGGCGAACGAGGAGGAAGTACATGCTGCACCAGACACTGTATATGGATACAGTATTTCAGCATCAGGCAAAGCAATCGCGCCAGTACCGCCCGGCGGACTACGATTGCTTGCTCAGTTAGGAGATCGACGCATGCGGCCCAATTAGTGAACCGGGCCAGCAGGGCCGCCTAACGCTTTGAGCTGATAGTCGGTGACCGCCTGGAACTGCGACTCAGCGATCAAGCGCAACCGCTCGACTTCATCGGCTGGCCTGCCGGCTCCCTGGGCCTCGTGATAACGCCTCATGGCGTCCACGGCGTCGGTGTACATGGGGTGGTCAGGGTAAAGGATCGGCGGCTTACACTTCATCGGGGTTCCATCCTGAGAAGGCCATCACTTGAAGGACAGAGTATAGGACGCGTTGCGTGTGGTTAGAACAGGAGCACTAGTGACTCTGGGGTCTCACGCTGGTACGATCTGGCTACGCTAGCTTGCCATTCATAGGGACCAAGATAGCTAGAAGCCCTGGACACCAGCATCCAGGGCTTCGTTTTTTCTGCGGGTCATCTACGGCCTCTTCATCCGTTCAACCACAGCCTCGCAGGCCAGGCTCAACGACAGGCAGATACAGCTGCCTCAAGCTCCTTTTCATACCCCATTCGCTGCCGTCGTTCAGCCAGCAATGCCCTCACCTTCACCTCCAGGCTGTCGATCTTGCGCAGGCCGGCAGCAGCCCAGGGCGGTACCGCTACCTCCGGTGCCCGGCATGGCACCTGCACTGGCACCTCAACGCGCACGTACTGGACCTGGGGCTCTCCCCTCCCTGCACAGGCAGCCAGCAGCGCTACCCCTGCAAGAACCACACCCCCTCGCAGGGTTCGGCCGGCGCCACCTGCCGCTCCTGCACGACCTGCACATTTTTGCCGCACCTGCACATTTTCGTTACTCCTGCACTTTTTCGTTGCCCCTGCAGGGCCACGCCACCACCACCCGCTCCCACAGGCAAGGCCACGTATTACGCGGCGCGCATGCCAGAAAATGTCCATTTCGCTCCTACAGGTCAGAGAGTTCACCACCACCGTCATAGCCCAAGCTCCTTATCGATGATCGAGGTCGCGGCAGCGCACTTGTCGCCACCGGTGCGCTCCTGCTGTAGCCGGTTCGCCGCGGCATAGTCGATATCTGCGCTGGCTTTAGCCTCGCCTACTGCCTTTTCGGCCCCGGCCTGGCGGGCGTTCGCGGCCAGGATCAGGTCGCCCAGAGCCTTGCCCTGCTCCCCCGCCAGGCCGCTGAGGTTGTCTCGGGCGGCCACGCAGGCGACCACTTTCCCATTGGCCTCGTCCAGCAGCGGGCGGTAGTGGCAAGCCGCGAGCCAGGCACCGCCGACGCCACCAAGGGCCACCAACAACACTCCCGCCAGTATCGGCACCATCAGTTTTTCGTTCACGCCGCCATCTCCCCGCCGCAGGCGCTGAACATCGCCAGAAGCTGATCCTGTGGCTTGGCCTCGGCCGCCCGCTCCGCTTCGTAGATGCCCAGCAGCGCGGCCAGCTTGTGCTCGCGCTGGCCATATCCGGCACCGGGCAAGCTGGCCCAGATCGGCGCGGCTTTGACGATCGCCTCGGCAATGCGGCCGGCCTTGATAAGCGGCAGCGCGCCGCACTCCGTCAGCAACTTGATTGCAGCCAGGTCCTGGGCTTCGGGAATGAAACGGCCCTTGAACCCGTAGTTCTTCACGATGGCGTCCCAGGTGCCAGCGAGGAACTGGTACCCGCTGCGAAACGAAAAGGTGACAGTCCTCAAAGGGGGGGATTTGCTCCCCGTCTACCGGGTTGGCGGACACGACCCGCTACCCATGCGGCTGATTCATCATGTGCGCTGGCACACGAAGAATCATTACACCGGCCTCTCTCCCGTTGAGCTGCACGCCGAGCCGTTCTTGACCAAGTTGAGCGGAATGCGGCCTTCGGCGGCGACGGCGCGGTCAATCAGCTGGCCCTTACTCATCTCCAGACTGATGACCAGGCCGGACTTCTTCTGGCGCACCACGGCGTCCAGCACAAAGCCCATCGCCAAGGTGGTTTTACCCATGGCCGGGCGGCCGGCCACGACGATCAACTGCTCGGGCTGCAGGCCGCCCAGCTTCTCGTCCAAGTCGGACAGACCGGTCGATAGGCCGATCAGCGTCTCGCCGCGTGACAGCCGGTCATGACGTTCCTGCCACACCTCCAGCTGGTCGGCCATCAGGTCGGCGGCCTTCACGACCTCCTCACCGTCACTGCCCGAGTCGATGCCCATGGCCGCCGCCTGCACAGCCGCGATCTTGTCCTGGATGTCGCCACTGCCCTGCACGATCTCCAGGGTGCGGTCACTCAGGTCGTACAAGGCGCGCTCAATGGCCCGCTCCCGAACGATGCCGGCGTAGGTGCCCGCACTGGCCACGCTCGGGGTGTTGGCCACCAAGGATGCACAATGGCCGAGAGCCCGGTCGCCGTTGTGCAGCACGCCGATCTGGTCGGCCACGGTCAGCAGGTCGACAGCCTTGCCGGCAGCACGCAGCGCCAGGATGCCGCGGAATACCTCGGCGTTCTCCGCAAAGTAGAACGACTCGGGCGACAGGTCGTCGGACAGGGTGTCGATCAGCTCCGGGCGCTGCAGCATCGCGCCCAGCAGGCCATGTTCGGCCTCAGCGTTGTAGGGCTCACGCATGGTAATTGCCCTCCACCACCTTCACGAAGTTGGACGGAGCAATCAGCCAGTCGAAAGTCGCACGGAATGGCGCAGCACCGAACTTGCCCGCAGCGCGCCCCATCAGGAAGTCGGACCTGGCTACGTCGGCGAAGTACTCGCCCCAGAACTCGAGGCTCTGGTGAACAGCACTTTGGTTCCACCGGGCCCGGAGTTGTTTCTTGCGCGTTTCGGATACGAGCACCACCGCGGGCAAGGCCGGGGTGAGCACTCGGTTGAATAGATCAACGATGTCCTGAACCGGGCAAGACGGTGAGCGCGGAACGCGATCACCATCAGGTGACGGTTCAGTTGATGGTTCCCTTACGGTTCCTTTACGGTTCTGGGGGCACGAGGTGCCGGGGTGGGGGGCATCTGGTGCCGGGGTGGGGGGCATTTCCTGCCGGGGTGATGGGGCATCTGGTGCCGGGGGGCATATCGTGCCGGGGGCATATGCTGCCGGGGTGATTGTGTACCAGGTGGAGCGACCAAAGCGCTGATGGCTTGTCAGTAGACTGGCCTCCTCCAGCCAGCGCAATGCGTTACGCACAGCGCGCTCCGACAAGCATGTGCGTGAACCAATCGTAGCCACGGAAGGCCAGCAAACGCCGTCATCGTTGGCATTGTCGGCCAAGGAAATCAGTACGGCCTTCTGTGCTGGGCTCATACCTTGCAGCGGCCAGCAGGCCGTCATCACTAACGTGCTCACGCCGCACCCCCACACAGCGATGCCCGCAGGTGCTCGACACATTCCCGGCGAAGCGCGGCTTTCGAGTGGGCTGCGTACTGGAGACGAATCATTCGCGCGGCATGAAGTGCGGCGGATTTGTGGTAGAACTTCTGGTGCGAAACGGCCAAGGGTGCGGTGTTGCTTGCATCCATTGCAGAGTGCATAATCGACCTCGATGTTTGTTGTAGAGAAGCCGCCCTGCCAGGCGGTTTTTTTTCGCCTGCCTTTCCAGTACTGGATGGATTCGCAGGTGTTTCGGTCATCTACTGGCGCAATGCCAGATCTTTCATAATTCCCACCATCAGACGGCTACGGCGTCAGGCAGCGGATCTCTGGGATGGAAAGGGGCGGCGCTCGACAGCCGCATAGCCGCCATCTGGGAGCTCGAAAACACTGATATCCCTCTTTGCGACCAGCGCCTTATGAATGGCAGGCGCCGTCACGCGGAGAAGCCTGGCAGCCTCGGACTGCCCTTTTTCAGCAACGAATTTGTCGAGGGGGGTCTCGCTCATGATCGGGCCTCGGTTGTTCATGCCCGGATATTAACCATCGGTTGATTATCTGTCCATACCGATGGTTTCTCCCCTTTCTTTAACCGTTGGTATATGTTCGCGCCATGACCAAGAAACGAATCCTTCCTCCCGACCGCCTGGCTGAATGCGAAGCGGCACACGCGCTTTTCCTCGCTCGCAAGAACGAGCTGAAGCTCAGTCAGAAGAAAATCGCGGACGAGGCCGGCATTACACCAGCTGCGGTAAACCTCTATTTCAAGGGTCTTAACCCACTGAATGCGAAGTTCGCAGCGGTGCTGGCCAGGCTTTTGGAGGTTCCTGTCGAACAGTTCAGCCCGCGGTTGGCGGACGAGATTCGATCGCTGCGCTCGCTTCCGACCGGTGATCAGGAGCACAAGAAAGGCGCAGCAGAAAAGGTAATGGCGATGCTGAAAAAGCACGCCGGCAAGAAGCTGGACGAGGACGCCCAGCAGAAGATCGCCGCCGCAGTTGCAGACTCCCTGGTCGAAGAACGCCCAAGCAATGTCGTATCTGCAGATTTCTCAGGCCTGAAAGTGAAGAAGGACGAGATCTTCATCCCACAGTACGACATACGCGCTTCGATGGGGCACGGACAGGTACCTCCCGACTACACCGAAGTCATGCGGAACGTGATCGTGAAAGAGTCCGTGCTGCACGAAAAAGGGGTCAGCTATACCTCCCAATCTGCATTGGCCATGATCTTCGGCTGGGGGCAGAGCATGGAGGGCACAATCAACGACAAAGACCCGCTAATCGTTGACCGTGGGGTAAACGAGTTCGTCGGAGACGGCATTTACGTCCTGACCTGGCACGGACATCTTTACATTAAGCGCCTGCAGTTCTTCGATGAAGATCACTTCTGGCTGATTTCCGACAACGAGAAACACAAAGACCAGCAGGCGAGGATTGATGACGTTACGATCCATGCAAAGGTCCTGCTGATCTGGAATGCCAAAAAAGCCTGATTGAGCCCGCCGTGAGCGGGCTTTTTCTTTTCAGAACGGGGCTTCTTCTTCCAGCGCCTCCAGCTCTTCAGGCGGCGCCTCTCGGTCTTCGTCGCTCTGCATTTCCCATTCGATTTTTATTCCACCTTCCTCCAGCTGCGTGATCTCCAGGCCGTCGGTTTCGTCCAGAATCCTCATGATCTCGGCCCACTCAGCCTCACCATCTGTATCCAGTCGATGAATGGCCACCCAGCGTTGCTCCTGCGCTTTTGGGTGATTGATCATGTTGGCTACCCTCAAGCCCAACCGCTCTAGTGCGGTCATTCCTTGGCGCTGCTGCGTTGGCGCCGTCTTGTTTTGCTTGGCCATGACACCTCCTGAGTAACTGTACATATATCCAGTAAAGCGGATCATAGCGTACAGCCATTAAAAATAAATTAACCATCGGTATTGACGCGAAAAGCATACCGATGGTTAACTTTGCTCATCGAGGCGCACCTGCCCCTCGCCGGCCTAGTAGGCCACCGCTCTTTACACAACTTGGCGCAATACACCACCAGGTGGGAAAGGTAGCTAGCACGCTCATAGGCAGGAGCCTCCCTGCGCGATGCCGTATCGACCTCGAATCCTGGTGGCAAACCATCAACCAATCGAAGAGGAGAACCCTGGCCATGAAGTAGGTACCGCTTCACCAGAGAGGCGCAGCAAGCCTGAAGGCTTCGCCCATACCCCCAACAGGCAGCGGCAAGTTGTGGCGTCGATGTCACCGCGCATTGGCCGGAACCGGTAGCCCACCCGTAACGACGAATCACCGCTGATGCAGCATCCCCGGCCTGTCGCCAGTAGCGAGGCCGGGGCGCCATACCGTAAAGCTCACCAGCGTGTGCCTTACACCGCCTAAAGGGCACCCAGATGCACATTAAGTCGGCTGAATTGGTCGTGACGTTCGCCCTCCCCTGGTCCGGGAGGTAGCGGCAGCGAGCGTCACGACCAATGCAGCCCACCGAGGACTCTTCATGGAAACGATCACTTGCGGCTCATGGATTGGCCAGCTCGGCAAGGCGCTGGCTCCGCGTGAGCTCGAAGCATTGCTGTGGGTGGCCCAAGGGCTCACCACCAAAGAAATCGCCCGCGAAATGGCAGTCAGCCCCGGCACCGTGGCCAACCGCATCGAGGCCGCGCTGTTCAAGCTAGAGGCCGGCCGCCGCATCGAGGCGGTCACCAAGGCCATGCGGCAGCAGATCATCAGCCCGATCTGCATCGCCCTGGCCGCCCTCATCACCATGCACGCGGTGATCGACGACAGCGACCCAATGCGCCGCGACCGCCGCGCGCCGGAGCGCCGCACCGCCCAAGTTCGAATTGTTCGCAAGGCCGAGGCCTTCGAGCTCCACGCCTGACCCACCCGAGGATTACCCCCATGCAGACAACAATGCACCCGGCCTTCCAAGAGAAGGTGGACACGCTCAAGGCACTCCTGGCTCGCACGCAGGAAGCCCGTGACGAGGCCTTCGCCAAGATAGGCAAAGGCGCTCCACGATATCAGGCCTCTGGGAAGGGCAAGATCTGGGATGTGATCGAAATCGCCACCGGAACCAAGCAGGGCTTTGCCTATAGCTACCAGACGGCCATGCGGTTTGTGGATGCGATGGAGGCAGGCGCGGCGACCAAGCAAGGCGGCATGCAATGAGCAAGCGCAAACCGCACAACATGCGTGCCAGGTTGGAGCGCACCTGCAGGGCTTTGGTATCGGCCAACAACGCGGCGGTGGTCAACATCGACCCCAGCGGCCAGCAGGTGCTGATCAACTCGAAGAACCTCAAACAGATCTGTGTGCGCCAGGTCGTGGACGCCGTCTGCGATATCCCGCACCGGTGGACCATCTACTTGAGCGTGCTGTGCCGGACCGAGTTCGGTGAGCGATACCACAAATCAATCGAGGTCGCACCACAGGGAAACTACCGGGCCGAGCACCTGACCGACGTTATCGAGGCTACCTACACCGACCTGCGGGCCACGGCCAACCCTAATCACCTGGTGGCGGCCGGCTGGATCGCCATCCCTACCGACACAACGCTGGACGAGGCAGAGGCCGCCAAGATCTTTGCCGCTGTCGGCGCCTGGAATCAGCAGAAGGCAGCATGAAACGCATCACCGCACGCGTCCGGCACGGCCGGCGCCAGCAGCACATCACTTTGCCGCCAAGCGGCATCTATCCCAAGGAGTCGAAGCAATGTCCACCCCAACCAATACTGCCGAGTTCCTCGAAGAGCTGAACGGCGGCGCCTTCGCCAGCCAGGTCGGACACGCCCTGTCTGAAGTCGCCGCCGGCGTGGTGGATCACGGCAAGGCCGGCAAGGTGACCATCACCCTGGACTTCAGCCGAGTCGGCGAGTCCAGCCAGGTCAAGATCAAGCACAAGCTTGAGTACAAGGCCCCCACCAAGCGCGGCACCCGCAGTGAGAACACCAGCCTCGACACGCCGATGCATGTCGGCACCGGCGGCAAGCTCTCCCTGTTCCCCGAAAAGCACGACCAGCTCTTCACCCGTGACGAAGCACCTGTACACCCACGCTCGTAACTCAAGGCACCTACAAGGAAAAGCGCATGTCCCTCAGCAAAGAAGCTCTTGAACTGATCCAGGAAAATACCATTGCCGCCGTTGGACGCGATCTGCCGGCCTTGGGCCCGGTGGTCGTCGTTCCGCAAAACTTTAACGTTGTTGATCTGGAGCGTTACCAGGAAGGCCGCAACCGCTTCCGTGGCACCTACTCCACCCATTCGCTGGCAGACTACAGCGCCTACGTCGTCGAGCGCGCCGCGCCAGCGGCCCGAGGCTTCATCGACCAGGACGCCATGAGCTGTGTGGTGCTGTTCAACATCGGCACCACCGATAATCCTGGCCACGCCGATGATCGCGCCGTACTGCGCCTCAAGGCTTCGGCTGCCTTCGCAGCCGTGCAGGCGGTGTGCGGCCAGAACCTGGCACAGAAGGCCATGAGCGACTGGATCGAGGACTGGAACCAGCACCTGAGCGCCACCGATGAGAACGGCACGGTTATGTCGATAGCCAAGGCCATCGCCGCGGTGCGCACAATCACCGTCAAGGCCTCATCCGAAAGTGATCACGCGGTCAGCGAGACCCGCGCCAGCCGCAGCACCATGGATCAGATCGAGGCCAGCAGCAAAGAAACTCTGCCGGCGTGGCTGGACTTCAAGGTCATTCCCTTCGAAGGCTTGGCCGAGCAAGTGATTCGTCTGCGCGTGTCTGTCATCACCGGCGGTCCGCATCCGGTGCTGAAACTACGCTGGATTGGCGAAGAAGCTCAGCGCGAGGCCATCGCTCAGGAGTTCAAGGCTGTTCTTGACGCCAAAGTCGGTACCTCCGCGAAGCTGTCCCTGGGCATATTCGACACTAAGTAATAACCCGGGCGGTTCCGCCCGGGCCGCCCGCGCTTTCATGAATTTCCGAGGATACTCACCGGGTTATCAGAGCTTTAATTGAATACCTCGAAGTCTTCGGAGGTCATAGAATCCATTGCTATCGCATATGTAACATTATCAATCTGAATGCAATACATATTGAACAGCGTCTGCTCTTTCTGCGCTTTGCCACCCGTCATAATTTCCTTAACAACCTCCGGTGAACCAGCCGGTAACCCTTCGGGATTATAGAGATATAGTTTCACTGCGAGTTGACTTGGCGTGAAACCCTCAGGCACATAACCAAACCGACTAGCCAACATCTCCTCGTAGCTAATTTTTTCCGTACGCGAACAGTAATCTATCACCCGACGTATAAAATCATCTGTCATCTTAGCCTTCCGGCCTGAATCAGGATGCACAAAGTCATCATGGTGTCTAACCACTATATCGTCAACTCTCCTAGCTGGAATATAATAACTATTCAGATTAAGTCGCGGAAGTTCCACCCCAGAACAAAGAGTCAGCAGCGTAGAATAGAAATGAAAGAAAGAGTCACCCTCATGGTGAAGACCACACGGGTAGATTGATCTAAGAAGTTCTTGACTAGACAGGCACGCCATAGCGCCATCCCCATAGTGTTGGATGATTCCTTCACCAAGAACAACTATCATGTTTGGCCAAAACTTGCTTGGATTCTCTCGCTCCCAATCTTTTAAATTTTCAGTCAAAGATTCAAGCGAGTTTGAAGCAAGGGCATAGGCAAAAACAATCCCAAATGGCCGCGAATCATTATGGGCTTTTGTTGCCATAGGGGAAGAATAAGCGGCACCCCCGCCAATAACCAGATCCTTTATTGATTTAATATTGTCGAGAGATTTAATTAACTCTTCTTTGCTGAGGCGCGACTTAATTTCAATCACGCCGTAGACTGACTCGATAGGGAAAACCTGGACTGACTCATTATAAAGCAATGGAATACTGTTCAGCCTATCGTATACAACGATATCACTCTGCCTTGACACGCCACCGAACGAACTAACGACCTCTCCAGTGCCCAGCCCAAACCTTGCCGGAAGTCTATTATCTGAAAGAAACTCTCTTAGGGCACTTTCGCGAAAGGCGCCCTTATTACCTTGATGATTCATACCCGCAGAGGTCTCGAAATCCACAAGGAGTTTAGTGCTAATTCCTCTGAATAACTGCCTAACATCCATTGATGTTTCCTCATAATTTAAATTAACCTCAAGCTGCTTAGGCCCTGCCTTATAACTCCTTGCGAGAAACTTGTTCCTGCAGTGCCTAAGTTCTCTCAACTCCAATCCACAGGCTGCGTGTCAACCGGTTGAAAGGAAGCCGTTGAGCCTGCTTTGGTCCATAGCAAAGTTAATCAACTCGATCTCGGCAACTATAGCCGCGAGGTATCCCCATGCCCACAGAAAACCGATCCAGCAACACAGAGATGGTCAGCGTGCCGCGCGCCGCTGCAGAGCTGGCCAAACAAGCTCTCGAAGACGATGACCATTTCAGCTTGGCTGATGAACTGGCCAAAGCGCTGGCCTGTCCCGCCCAGCAGCCCCACCCCGAGCCAATAGCCTGGATGGTTGGTACTGCCTTCTGGTGGACCAAAGAAGAGGCAGAGAGGGATGCGGCGGAGACTGGGCTGCCGATAGTTGGGCTAGGGCCGATGACCGGCACCAGCGAGGTTGAACGGCTTGTAGCTGCAAACACTGAATACGCTCGCCGGTATTTGGAACAGCAGAGTGAGGTTGAGCGGCTGCGCACTGAGCTGGTCGAGTGGAAAGACCGATGCCAGCGTAACAACGATGACGCCATGGAGTGGATGGCTAAGCACGACACGCTGCGCCCCCAGCTGGCCGAGCGGAATGCAGCATTGGACTGCATGACAACTACCGCCACAGGCTACAAGTCCGAGCTGGCTGAGCGGGATGCACTGCTGGTTGATATCCGTCTTAGTGGGCTGAACGACGAAAGGTCCTCTCGGATTGACTCGATTTTATCTTCTGGCGCTTATGCAGATGCGATCAATAAACACCCATCGCTAAGGACCTGCTTGGATAACGCCGCAATCGAAGCCGCCCTATCCGCCAGCGCAGAGCCGGAGGCACCGCAGAGCGAGCCAGGGAAGCCCCGCCGTTGCACCAGCTGCGATAACTGCCAGGGCTTCAACATCGGGCACGACAGCAGCCAGCAGCTTCCATACAGAATCAGCTGTGACAACTGCCACAAAGAAGCCCGAGCGGCTGATCACGCCGGCCTGGCCAGAGCCTGGAACGCGGCGAACCAGGACGAATGACCGAAGGAGTACAAATGTACTCCTGCTAACTGTAACCCCTCTCCCCTCTATTCACTGCCGCGATATGGCGGCCAAGGACGAAGTCATGCCTAAAGAAAAAGTCGTGATGTACGAATCCCCCGAAGCTGCCAGCCTCCAGACCGTAACCGGTTGGGTTGATGCCGGCGGCAGGTTTTGGGGCAAGGATGAGCACATGGCTCGCTACAGCGGGTCGACCCACCGCAAGTGTGAGCAGAATCCAGAACACCCCATCCACACGACAGGCCGGGGCTGCCCGGTCTGCCACGAAGAGCGCCGAGCCGCGAATTTCGCGGCCATGCCGAAGCGTATTTGGGGCGGAGAGCCGATCACCGAATATGACGGTGACCGGTACTTCTTCGACGAGGAAGAGCTGCGCGACTACCTGATCGATCATGAGATCGATCTGGCCGATCTGAGACTGGTCTTCTGCACGCCGAACTACCCCCGCCAGATCGACCCTGACGATTACTTCTGCGATGACCTGCCGGAAGACGGCGAGGTGAATGACGATCAGCTGTTGGCCGCGTTCGAGCTGCTGAACGAGATGATCCGGAAAAGCCCGCCATTGTCCTGGTCTCCGGGAAAGGAAGCGGTTGAGCTGCCCAAACCCTTCATCGATATGGTCATCCATGAGCGCCTGGAGGCCCAGGCATGACCCGCCTCGCCCTCTGCCTCCTGCTGCTGGCCACCGGCGCCAGCGCAGGCCAATTGCCCAAAGGTGTCAGCGTCTTCCATGACGACGAGCGCGGCGCAACCTGCTGGACATTCGGCTTCGACTGGCGCGGCGGCATCAGCTGCATCCCCGACAGCCAGCTGCAAGCCGGCAACGAGCGCCAGTTCTCCCCGCACGAAACCCAACCCGAACCTACACCCGCTCTGGCGCCTGGGCGCTGGATTGATGAGAGGTATGATCTGTGAAAGACGCATCAGCACTGGGCCGCGACATGTGGATCATGCTCCGGCCAACCTTCGACGATGTTGCAGCAGCTAACGGTTTCGATGGGCCAATTGAAAAAGGCCAGCTCTGGGCCGGGTTCATGGCCGCGGCAAACGGTGCCATGTATGCACAGTTGGGCGCTGCCAACGCTCGCATCATCAACGATGCGATCCGCGACGCTGTCACGGACGTTGCCCGAAGCAAAATTCAGGTTGTGAAGTCATGAGCCGCCCAGTCACCGAGCAGGACTTCCGCCGCCCCGAGTTCCGCGACGCCAAAGTCGAGGAATACGAGTTCCGCAGGGATGGCGCTCTCGTCCGCAAGGACCGCTGGGAGCAAGGGATTCACCGGATCCACAGCATCGTCGGCCACCGCGGGCGAGATTTCGAGATCTCGGACGTGATCGAGGCAGTGGAGCAACTAAAGGGCCAGTGGCTCAGCGCCAGCTATGACAACGATCCCGAATCCGAATGGATCGACGTGCGCCTAAGCTGCGGCAGCGTGCTAGCGGGCTGCGTCCGAACCGGAACCTTCGCCTACCGATGGCCATTCGGCCAGTTCAACTTCACCAGCAAAGACTTCGGCAGCGACATCGTTGCCTTCCAGCCGATTCCCGATCCAAAGCCCAGCACGGAGGCCCAGCCATGATCCTGCCCCTGATGTACATGGCCTACCTGATCTACAGGGGGCCGCGATGAGCCGATTCATTGCCGTGGTACACGGCTGGCACGTCGAGAGCAAAGGCTTCGATATCCATGAGCTGACCGCCAGCACCGCCCAGGTCGCAGATGACGAAGCATGCCTGCTCGCGGCACGTCGTGATGCTGCGTTCGACCGCACCGCCTATGTAGTAGTCGAGGTCGATGACCGCGAGCACCTACCCCGGCGCCTAACCTGGCGCGAACGGCTTACCGGCCGCATCACGTAACCCCTCCCCCCTACTACTCAAGCCCGCCGACATGCGCGGGTGAGGATTTCCTATGTCCGCAACCAACCGATTCCACCAAGTAGCCAACGACGCGCTGGTGATGATCAGCGAAAACCTTAACCCAGACGCCAAACTGGCCCTGGTGATCTACACGCCCGGCGAGCCAGAGCTGGACATCGTTTTAAAGGACGGCGGGCTAAACGTAGATGAGGTCCTGAACACGCTTCGCCGGCGCGGTGGCCTCAGCCTAGATGGCGACAACCTCTACAAGCGCTCGGTCTGTGACGTCATCATCGGCGCCCTTGCCACAGGTAAACAGAACAACAACCCACCGCCTGCCGATCACTGGGGCCTTGAGTTTTGGGATATCGGTCGCGCCGAGGGCGCACTGCAGGAGGAGTTGGTGCAGGCGCTGCGCCTGGTGCGCAAAGAGCTGGACGCCTGCCAGCGAGTGATCCACTACGCCGGATGCTTCACGCCTGCCTACGTCGATGATGCCCAAGTCGCTATCAAGGTAGCTGACTCGGTGCTCGCGAAAATCCCTGCCTGACCACCAACCTGCCGCCACCGGCGGCGTGGAGAGAAACCATGTTCATGACACCGGATGAGGTAGCCGACATGACGGGCTACCTCCGCCCAAAGGACCAGGTCCGCTGGTTGCAGGCAGAGAAATTTGGGTATGTGCTGGGCGCCGACGGAAAGCCGAAGGTGCTGAGACAAGTCGTGCTCGCCCGTCTGGGCGGGCATGCTGAGAAGAAAGGACCGGAACTCCGGTTTTGATAGAAGGGACGACCGATGAGGCCGCGAAAGAAGGACAGGCACCTGCCGCCGTGCATGTACATGAAGCACGGGGCGTACTACCTGGTCAGGAAAGGAAAGTGGGAGCGCCTGGACAAGGACTACCAGGGCGCCCTGCTCGCCTACGCCAAGATCATGGGCGGCAAGGGCCAGGGCGGAATGCCGAAGCTGATCGATGACGCGCTGGACGCGATGCGTGGGCGCCTGGCGGATAACACCATCAAGCAGTACGAGGCAGCCTCCGCCAAACTGAAGCACCACTTGGCCGAGTTCGAGCCACGCCAGGTGCTGCCGAGGCATGTGGCCGCACTCAAACTGCACATGTCAGACACGCCGAACATGGCCAACCGGGTGATCTCGTTCCTCCGGATGGTTTTCGCTTACGCGCTGGAACAGCAGATTGTCGACTCAAACCCCTGTACCGGGATCAAGCGGCACGCAGAGAAGAAGCGAGACCGATATATCACCGACCAGGAATTCGCGGCGATCTGTGGCGCTGCATCCCCATACATCCGCTCGATCCTCGAAATGTGCTATCTGACTGGGCAGCGCATTGGCGATGTACTGGCCATTAAGCTCTCGGACATCAGTGAAAAGGGGATCGCCTTCGATCAACAGAAGACTGGTGCCAAGCTGATCGTTCGCATGACCCCCGATCTTGAGCAGCTGATCGCAAGAGCGAATGCTTTACCCAGAAAATTGCGCGGTCCGACGCTATTTTGCACCCGCGCCGGGGGGAAACCTGTCTCCTACGATACCGTTAAAGACGCTTTCAAGAAGGCTTGCGAGAGAGCGAATGTAACGGAGGCAACTATCCACGACCTCAGGGCGAAATCTCTGACCGATACTGACAAGCAAGGCAACGACGCCCAAAAATTGGGAGGTCACACAGACGCCAGGATGACAAAGCGCTACCTTAGACTCCGTGAAGTCGACGTTGCGCAGCCACCGAAGATGCCCGAGCAGAGAGAACATTCTTAGCGAATGCGCGAAAGAATAAAGCGCCCTCGAGGGTCATTCCATTCCTCTCAGATATGAAGCCTCTGTCACGCAGCTCGTCTATTACGGATGCTTCGACGGCATGCGGGTCAAACAGCCTATTGAATCGTCTTACAAACTTCTCAGGAGGAAGCAAGAGATCACTGGGAAGCAGGTTTTTTTCGATGAAGTCTTTAAGCCAGAGAAACAACCGGTCACTCATACCCAGAAGTTCTTCGGCCTGAATTCTTGAATCCTTAAACCGTGCCAACTCCGCTTTAGAGGCATAAAGATCCTCTGTCATTTCGACAAGTTGCTTTTTTAGATCCTCTTTTTCAGTATCCGGGATTTGAGTCTGCGCCAGCAGATCCTCGAGAGCTTTCTTTATTTTGTCTTCTATCTCGCTAACCGCTTGCTTTTCTCTTTGCTCACCCTCTGCTGCCGATTTCAGCTCCAGCGGAATGCCATCAAGACGCCTGCTGATGCCCGAGTACCCCTCGTCGATGTTCTTTAGGCGCTCACCAAATCTTTCTTCTATCCGTCCCAATGTTTCAGAAATGTGTCGAGTGAAGTTGTAGGTATTATCGTAAAAATTCTTCGAAGATTCATCTGCTTTAAAATAAAAGGCCGCAGATAATACAACAGCTGAAACTGCAAGCACTAAGCTCAGCAAGTCAGTAAAGCTGAACCCTGATAGGTCGATTGTAATTTTCGATACGGCAAGGCGGTAGGTCAAAGCTAACATCAGCAAGAGCGCAGCTGCATCTCTTAAGTTCGCCCATTTCATCCACCCTGACTCACCTATCAAGACCTTCTTGAATCGCCCCTGGTTTCGTAGACACCTCCAAGCCTCATAATGAGGCCCAAATAGGAGGTGCCATGAGTCGTCAGCGTTACCCCGAAGAATTCAAGATCGAAGCGGTCAAGCAAGTGACCGAGAA